GGAAACTTAACCTGTTGAGATACTTTATTACCAAGTTGTAATTGCTGTGGTAACTTAAGATAATTACTATTACATGTGGAAACTTGATTTGTTTTAACACCATTACAATCAACAGCAACACGTAAGTTACCATCTAACACTAACCCGTCACCTAATGCCGTTGGTTCAACATCACCTGCATCAACAACAGTTCTAAAATCACCAGCATCGGTACTAGTACTAATTCTATCCCACTCGCCATTACCTTTACTTGCGTATAGCGCCTTTCTATCTATATCGTACGCTAAGTCACCTGAAGTAGCTTCAGTTATTGTAAGAAAGTCAGATGTACTATAACTACCTAAAAACTTATTACCAGTTATAATACCACCAGCGTCACTACCGTTACCAATATATAGACGTTCAGTATCTGTTGCGTATCCTAACTCACCTTCAGATAGTATAATTTGCTTTCTATCCGCATCAGTTCCACGTCTAACGAGGAGCTTGAGTAGAGTATTTTCTAGTATTTCGATTTTTTTTGCCATGACTTAGTATGTTTTTATGGTTTAAATATAGGAATTGCAACAGTTCCGGTTGACCCACCAACATCAACCTGAATAAATCCAGCAGATGTTAGGCTAATAGTTTCAGTTCCATTATAAACGTCTATGATAGACTGACTTGTATACGCTGTTTGATTAATATCACCGTTAAACACGCTTAGAGGTGATGACGTTGTTGATTCAGCGCAAAGCGGTGGTTGTAAACTTGAAGTACTTGAAAGGGCTCTACCGTACTGGTCAAACGCTAACTTGTCAAACGCAGATGCATTAACAGTTGAAACTGTAGCTAAACCAACTACACCTAACACTGTATCGAGTTCAAGCGTGCTATCAACAGTCTTAAAAGTAGTCTCAATCTGAGTACCGTCGTTATTAAAACCAATACCAGTACCAAATATAGTATCATCAATGGTATTAGCTTTAACTACATTTGGTGGTAGAGATACGAGGTCTAGACTACCATTAACAAAATCAAAGTTATCCGTTGTACGTATTTTAATACTTGTACCACTACCACCAATAAGCCCGTCACCACATATGCTATCTTTTACATGTGTTTCATCAATACTATCTGTTTTAATTGATAGCTTGTTACTAACTAATTCAATTGTACTATCATCTACATTAAGAGATAACCCCGTTGTACTATCAAGCTTTAAACCGCTTGTATTATTAACAACACTACTACTAAATTTTGAAGCACGTATTCCACCGTCTACTAAGTCCAGCCGATTAGAAGTATTGTATTTAAAAATTGTAGGTGTAACTTCCGTACCAATAAATTTCCAGTCTGCTTCAACAGACGGTTCATTTGATGCCAGTTGATAAAGTTTGTTATTATTATAGACAATATCACCACGTACCGCACTACCTATACTTGTTCTATTTTGATCTTTGGGGTAGGCTCTATTACCGATGACTGTACCACCAGTTGTTTGACCGTCACCTATCCACAAACGCTTATAATCAGTACTATAACCGAGTTCACCTTGCTGTAGAACAACAAGTTTTCTCTGCTCATCTGGACCTCTTCTAATTTGAAGCTTTACAATGTCTATATCTGGCATATTATTTAATTAGTTTGTTCTTTTCCATATATACATACCCATATAAGGTGGGATGTTTGTATGTGACGAGCCACCACCGGTTGCATTGGTATTTCGACCGTATGACGAGTAATCTTCTGGCCTTCCAGATTGATTTTGCTCTGTTAGAGCTCCACCACTTTGCTCGTACCGCATCACGCCACCGTGTGTATGTGCCGGTATTTGCGATATGTCTAAAGTAACGTCGTACTCACCCTTACCAGTATCACCTTCTTCAATTGTCTCGGTTTCACTTTTTTCATCAGTGCCTGTACCCACACCTGCAATAAACTTACCTTCAGCTACTCTTACCCATGTTGTATTGGCGCCGAGAAATCTATCGTCTGGATTAGCAGCATCTATAGAAATATAAACCGAACCAACAGGATAAACAAGATCGATTATTTCTTGTGACTTACTAAACCCGCCACCACTAATAGTATTACCTGTTATAGAATTACCGTTAATTGAACCTTCAACATTAAGGTTACCTGTAATTGTAATCCCACCATCTTCCTGACCTAGAGTAATCGCGGATTTATTACCGACACCATCATAAATTTGAGCTTGACCAGAAGGTGGTAGCTCACCATTTGCATGAAGTACACCTTGATATGTCTCACTTATATTGCTGTTTGTTAGATTGGTTGGCATTGTATGATTATATTTATTACAAAGATGTAGTTTTCAATAAAAATAATAGCTATTACAATGTTATTTCCGTATTAACACAAACTGTAGTTAAGGTAGTCATTGTAACAGCTGGTATAGCACAAACAGTATTTTCAATTTTATTATTTTGTAAGTCAATTGAAGTAATAATATAATCATATGTGGCAGTAAAAGACTCCCCTGCAGGTATTGTCGTAAACTCTGTTAATAAGCTAGCCGCTGCACTATTTTGATTTTCTAACTCTGGTAGACTTTCAGTTAGCTTTACTAGAAGATCTGATTCACCTGGGTTGTTGATAACTGTTTGATAATTAACTATCGAACCTGCATTGATAACACTCGGTAGTGTATAAGTTTGAGATAACTCTAAACCTGGTGGTGTAACAAGATCATTTACACTCGCTTCATCACAAACTTCTAATAGTGGTGATGAAAGGCAAGCAGTGTTGGTTATTTCACCAACATCAATATCCGTCTCGACCACTTTATAGCTATAGAAAATTTCTGTAGTCCACTTTGCATCGATACACGCACCACCGGGGCTCATTAACCCTAATGGGTCTTCGAGTACACTAATAGATGATAAGGAGTCTGTGATTACTGCATCTTTTAAGTTTGTTCCACCTGTATTAGTAACAGTAAGCTGATATATTATATCATTACCTACAGTATACGGTCCTGTAGTTAGTACTTCTTTACGTAAATCAATCGCAGCAGGAATTGTTGGAGCTGTACAGATTATCGGTCTATTGATTGGTTTAGGTATGGGTAAAGGCTGTTCCATATGTAAATTATTTAGTCCTCTTCGTCACAATCAAACAATTCTAACCCATCATAAAGTGCATTTGCAAAAATATTTGACATAACACCATTCTTCTTAACCCAATCTGTATGTGTATATCTAGTATTAATAGTAGTGTTATTATCTTTAAAATTAATAATAGAACCTTCTATATTCTGTTCGCGGTTTTGAGGTTTGTAGTAAAACTCGTAAACATCAAATAATGTACCGTCTGCGTCTAATATTAACGGCCAGCCCCACGATTCATTATAATCACTCAGCTGGTAGTATACAGTCGACGTAGAGAAAAAATCACCGTCAACATAACTACCACTTACACAAATTTCGAAATATTCCCCCTCAACTAACATTGTTGTCAAGTCTTCAGTAGCAAGTGGTGTACATGACGCTAAATCAAAACACGTTAGCCCATCGTTTGATAAGGGATTTATACTAAAGTTTGATACAGTCGGGGCATCACTAGCACAAAGTGGTAGCATTGTATTGAGAGATGTCCATTTACCACTAAATTTTTCAAAAGCAACTATTTCATACCCCGCAAAAACAACCCCATCTTTAGGTATTGGTTTACATCTATCAACACCGTAATTATCTGTGTTTAAGTAACCGAAGGAGTTAAAGTCGTCTTTATTTTGGTTTATATTACCGAACAACCGAGTTTGACTAATAGACAACAAATCTAACAACCGTTTAATCTTTGGTGGTAATGAATATTTGTTAATTTTTGGTAGATTGTAAGATTGTAATATTGACGCGAGTTGATCTATATTAGCATAATCTATAACTGCATTATTATCAAAGAAGTTTTGTATTTTTTCATAGGTACTCTTACCAAGTGAATCTTGTGCAGAATCTATATCACCGAAAATACTTCCAATAAAGTCGTTCATTAACATTCTTGTATCTGCAAACAACGGCTGTATTGCGACATCCTTGAAAATATCCTTAAAATCGATATCTTCACCTTGCTTTGCGACAACGTAATAATCTTTCGGGTATATATCAAACTTATTACTCTTACCTGTTACTACTTTACCTACAAGTTCCGGCGGTAGTTTAAGCTCACCGAAGTTTTCCGGTATAGTAATTTCTGCCTCAAGCCAGACATCTTTTAATACTTCGGTTGTATTAATTTTAACATTACCCTTTAAGAATCCTCCAGCATATGCGTTATAAAAGCTAGGTAACAATGTAGATGACATACTAGCAAAACTAGAATCAAAAATTGCATCTTCATACACTGTTACCCCGTCAGTAAGTCTCATCGTTGTAGGTATATAATCATCACCTTCAGTTATTAAGTGGTAGATCTCACTTTCAATATCTAATACAGAAAGCGGCTCACGTTCTGTAAGTAGTGGTTGTTCCGGGCGTATGTTTAATATTAGAAGAGGTAATGACCTTACAGAGAACCTTTCACTATCCTTTACTTGTACTACAAAAGATATTTCCGTACATCCAAACTTTGTAGAATTAATATTAAATGTATCTATCGGTACATTATCACCGTCAATACCGTTTGTAGTTATAGATAAGCTATCGTAATCAAAATTATCACATATTTTTGCTGAAACACCATATGTAGTTGTGTTAGTGAAGTCATAAACATCACCCTGTTCAAAACCAAAATATAAATTATAAAATCCTGGCATATCACTCTTGAAGAACACTTCATTTGTTGATGATACACCTGCAAAAATCGAGGTCTCATTTACCTTTTCGGATGTTGGTATAATCACATCACCGCTAGCGGTTGCATATATATTATCATAAGACTCTACCCTAACTGCGCTTATAGCTATACTATCTGTACCGTTATTAATACGTTGAATAAAATTATGAGAAGGTAGTAGGTGACCATATGTCTCTTGTGACCGACCAGACTCAAAAAAGCCATACTCACGTTCGAAACTTTTTGAATCAGCATAAGTTAGCACTGGAACCGGTCTATTGTTACGTTCAAATGTACGTGCAGAATTAAATTGAGTTATACTAATTGGGGTTTTAAACTCCCCAACAAGATACTCTAGGGAACATGTATTTTTATCAACATCTAATACAATTTTATCTTCTACGAAATCATAGATATTTACTGTTACTGAGAAAGTATTAAAATACCCATTACCTTCATTATCATACAAATAGCTTCTTACTTTATACTGTCCAGGTGTTTTATATACATGCTTCCCGGTAATAGCTTCCATAGTAGTACCGTCACCGAAATCCCAAACAATACGTTTATTAGATAGGTTATCAGGCCAATCTTCCCCCACTGTAGGTTTAAACAAGAGTGGTGAATTATCGAGAGCATAACTAGACAGTGTTTGTACACCTGTTGCACCGTTAACAGTGTAGTAAAAGGTATACTCGAAATCTAAGTTTTCTGTATCTGCTCCAGCGGCCATATGTATTATTTATAACTAAACTCTACGTATAGTTATTTTATTTGTTATATCTGAAACTTGATAAAAGTATGCGTATTCAAAATTCTTTAGTTTATAGTCTCGTGCCAATACAACACTATCTATATCCTTATAATCTGGATTCCATATAATAAATGAAAGGTTAGGTGTAACGTTATTACCGTTAACTGTCTCTAGACCTTCTATACCATCTATATTAAGAATATCCTTAGATATTTGTGATATATCAACAAGACTACCTAAATCGAGGGAATCGAAAGCTACTTTAAAAATATTAAATATTTTTGATTTAATTGACGCATCGCTAACCGCGATATTTCTATCAACTGTTACACGTATACCCGATTCACGTAATATACTATCTACAGAAGAGCTATCTGTAATTTCACCGACACCAAAACTAAATGCTTTAAATATCGGATCAGATATAACAACATTATGAGTTATATCTTTTTTCTGATTACAATAATCGATGATTAATCTCTTCTGACCCTCATTTAGGTAGTTTGGAAGAGTCTCATTTATTATTGGCTGATTAGTACGTACAGTATAAACGAAT